TAACTTCTTTAAATCACTTTAAAATCAATAAAACCCCATCCGTTTTAAACTCCTTTTAAGTTCACTTAGAAGGAGTTTTTTTATGTCTTTATCCTTACCTATCACAAAAATTGTGATCCATTGCTCCGCTACTCGTAACGGCAAACAACTCAGAACAGTTAATCAAACTGCCGCTCAACGTATTAATGACTGGCACTCTCAACGTGGCTTTAAACGCGACCCAATTTTAGCCAAAAAATTCAACCCACACCTGCCTAATATTGGCTATCACTTTGTAATTGACACCGACGGCACGGTTGAAACAGGCCGAATGGTTGGCGAAATTGGCGCGCACGTGAAAGGTCATAATCAACACTCGCTAGGCATTTGTCTTGTTGGCGGCATTACCCAAACTGGCAAAAACCATGGTGAATATACCGAAAAACAATGGTTCGCCTTGCACAAATTATTGCAAAAATTAGAGAGCGAACACCCCAGTGCACGCATTTGTGGACATCGTGATTTGAGTCCGGACGTTAATGGCGACGGCACAATCACTCCGAATGAGTGGATTAAAGACTGTCCTTGTTTTGATGTTTGGACGTGGTTGGATAGCGAGCAAGTGATTAACGTTGACCATTTATTTCGGGGGTAAATATGGGACTTGCAATTTTTTTATTCGGTGTGTTCGTCTTTTTAGCCGTTGTTTTACTAATTATAGACCAAGAGTTTGCAGCACTTTTGTGCGCTGGCGGAGCGGTATGTTGTTTTGTCGTTATCATCACAATGATCGACATTCAGAACACCTGCCAGAGTTACGGCAAATTTAGTGTTGGTAGCACCCTCTACCAATGTCAACAAATTCAGGAGGTAAAATGAGCGCATCAATCAAATTACCGAGACATAAAAAGCAATTTACACGCGGTCACAAATTAAGCCGAAATGCGAAATGCAACCGCGTAATCAATGGCGGTATAACCGCCGCACAAAGTTTTTACTTATATTGGAGTTACTAATGTTTTCACAGCTTATCACTAACGCCGATGGTCGCCTGTCGACTACGGCATTTATCCAGTTCTTTGGAGCGCTTCTCATGGCGGGGATTTTAGTGTTTTGCGTGTGGTTAAATCGCTCCTACGTACCTGAATTATTCACGACATTCGCCCTCTTTTGTGGCGGTGGCGCAGCAACGAAAGGATTCGCCAATGCAATGCAAAGCCGCAATGGGCAAGGAGGTAACGGTGATTAATCTTTATATTGTAGGGGCGGCTTTCGCCGTTTTGGCTGGCGTGTTTATCCATGGTCGTGTACAAGCGGCAAAAATTCGCAAACAGCAAGAAGAGATCGAATCCGTAAAACGTGAAGCGGCTGCAGTCGCCCAGGAGTTAGAAAATGCAAATACTGCAAAAAACATTACTGAAACTAACCGCACTTTGTCTGGCAAGTCTGTTGATGAGCAGTTGCAGTCAAAAGGTTATTTCCGTGAAGACTAGCGGGTGTTCAGCGTTCGGCCTGATTTATCCAAGCCGTAAAGACACCGAAGAAACTAAGCGGCAGGTGCTTAATCATAACTTGACTTATGAAAAAATCTGCCAAAAGAAGGAAGTTAAATAATGCTAGAAACACTGGAGTTTATCCAACGCCATTGGGCAATCGTGGTTGCGATTGGCGGGGCTAAAAGTGAAAAGTAAATTGGAAGAAGCCACGCCTGAAGAGCTAATACAAGCATTACAACGCATAGTCGATTATCAAGAAAAACGCGCGGTAATGCGAGTGAAATGGTGTATTGACTGTGGAGGGAAAATTCCCGAAAAGCGTCGCTTTGTCGAAGATTGTAAGCGTTGTACCAAATGTCATGTGCGGTGGATTAAGAAAAAATATAAAGCTGAAAGGGTCGAGGAAAAATGATGGATTTACTGGAATTTATCCAAAAACACTGGGGCTTAGTTGCCACGGTGATGGGGTCGGTATGGGCTGGCATGAAGTTATCTATGGACAGCAAATACCCAAAACGCAGTGAGATTGACGAAATCCGCAAGAATATTGATGAAGTGGAACAACGCTTAACCAAAGTGGAAGACACGCTCGAACACTTGCCGACAAAAGAAGATTTGGCCACATTGCGTATTTTAATGACCGAAATCAAGGGCGATACCAACACCACCAATGCACGCCTTTCCACGCTAAGCCATCAAGTCGCATTGCTCATTGAAGAGCGCGTTAAGGGGTAACGATGAGAGATATTTTTATTAAAGACCAACGTTTAGTAATTCTGCGCTCCCTTGTGGACGCCGGGTATGACGCAAATGAATCCATTCTTGACGATTGCTTGGCGTTGTATGGTCACAACATCAGCCGTGATTTAGTTCGTAATCATTTGAACTGGCTGGAAGAACAAGGCTTAGTGCAAATCGAACGCCTTAGTAACGGCTTTATGATTGCTAAAATTACGCAACGCGGCTTAGACGTGGCGAACGGCGAAGCTGTTGTGGAAGGTGTGAAAAAACCTTTACCTAAAGTTTAAACCGCATTTAAAGGAGGTTTAAATGACGGATAAAACCACACGCGGACGCGCCAGTAAAGTCGATTTATTGCCGCCGAATATCAAAACCCAGCTCGCCATGATGTTGCGCGATAAGCAATTTTCTCAGGCGCAAATTCTTGAAGAAATCAACGACCTGATCCGCGATTGTGGATTGGACGAAAGCTATCAATTAAGCCGTACCGGGTTAAACCGCTATGCTAACCGCATGGAAAAAGTCGGTGCAAGAATTCGCCAATCCCGTGAGGTGGCTGAAGTATGGGCGCGCCAGTTTGGCGAAATGCCGCAAAGTGATATAGGTAAAACGGTGATTGAGCTGGTGAAACATCTCGCTTTTGAAATGTCGTCCCAATATGCCGAAAAAGGCATTGCTGAACCGAAAGAGTTGGCAATGTTAGCAGTCACAGTTCAGCGCTTGGAACAGGCGGAAAGTCTATCCCATAAACGTGAACAGGCAATTCGCAAAGAAATGGCGCAATTAGCGGCAGAAACCGCAGAAAAAGCGGTCGTCCAAGCGGGCTTATCTGCTGATACGGTTCGCACCATTAAAGAACAAATTTTAGGTATTGCATAAATGGCATTATTAAATAACAGACCCTTAAATGAATTAGCACCGGAGTGTCAGTCATTTCTTGATTGCATTCATGCGTTTAATCCAACGGAGCTGTTATTGGGCTATCAAAAACGCTGGATTGCCGATGATAGCCAACTCAAGATAGCCGAGAAAACCCGTCGTTGCGGTTTAACATGGGCGGAAGCGGCAGATAATGCCCTGATTGCCAGTACCCGAAAATCAGACGGTGGCTCTGATGTGTTCTACATCGGCTCAAACAAGGAAATGGCGCGTGAATATATCGACGCTGTTGCTATGTGGGCGAAGGCTTTTAACTACGCCGCTGGAGAAATTCAAGAAGAAGTCTTTGAAGATGAAGACAAAGACATTTTGACTTATGTCATTTATTTCGCTTCAGGCTTCAAAGTTAAAGCACTTTCATCCAATCCTAAGAACTTGCGCGGTATGCAAGGCGTTGTAGTGATTGATGAAGCCGCATTCCATGAATATCTTGCCGAGGTGCTGAAAGCCGCCTTGGCACTCACAATGTGGGGCGCGAAAGTTCGTGTCATTTCCACCCATAACGGCGCAGATAATCTATTCAATGAACTGATTCTTGACAGCCGAGCGGGTCGAAAACGCTATTCTGTCCACACCATCACAATCGAAGATGCTTGCCACGATGGTTTATATCAACGTATTTGTCAGGTCACCAAACAAGAATGGTCAGCTGAAAAAGAACAGGAATGGATTGATAACCTATTAAAAGATACGGCAAGCGAAGAAGACGCGCTGGAAGAATATTTCTGCGTGCCGAAAAACGGTTCAGGGTTGTGGCTTTCCCGCGCCTTGATTGAACGTCAAATGAGCGAGAAAACGCCGGTAGTGCGTTTTGAAGCCAAAGACGGTTTCAGTCTAGTGCCGGAACCGACACGCTATAAAGAAATGGAAGATTGGAGCGAAAAAACGTTAGAGCCGATTTTGCAAGGCTTATCGCCGAATTTATTGCACTTCTTCGGCGAAGACTTTGCCCGTAGCGGCGACATGACTTCTTTTGTCATTTTAGCCCAACAGCAGAACCTAACCAAGCAAGTGCAGTTCATCGTTGAACTGGGCAATATGCCTTATAAACAACAGGAACAAATCGTGCTGTTTATTTTAAAACGACTTCCTCGCTTTTCCGGTGCGGCATTTGACGCACGCGGTAATGGTGGCTATTTGGCGGAATCAGCTCGTGACGCTTTTGGTTCATTGGTTGATTGTGTTCAGTTATCGGAAAAATGGTATCGCGAACACACCGCACCGTTTAAAGCGGCATTGGAAGACGGTGAACTGGAAGCTATTCCGAAAGACGCCGATATTCTCGCTGACTTACGATCATTCCAAGTCGTAAAAGGCGTGCCTCGCATACCGGATAAACGGGTGAAAAGTACCGATGGTAAAACCAAACGGCACGGTGATACGGCGATTGCACTGCTGTTAGCGCATTATGCAAGCCGTCAGTTGATTCAATTACCGGTAAAAGCCCACAGCCGCAGACCAAGAGCCAGTCGAGCATTAACGAAAGGATATAACTAATGACAACCCAAAAACAAGATTTAGTCACCGTCATCGCCACCCGCGCCAAAGCTATCGACTTCTGGTCGTTTATGCACTATTTACCCAACCCTGATCCTGTTTTGAAAAAAATGGGCAAGGACATTTCCGCCTATCGCGAAATCCTATCCGATAGCCACGTGGGTGGCTGTGTGCGCCGCAGAAAAGCGGCAATTAAGGGGCTTGAATGGCGCATTACACCGACAGGCAATGAAAAAACAGACGAGATTTTGACCGCACTTTTCGACCGCTTACCGGTGAGCCAAATCATCAACCAAATTTTAGATGCCACGCTGTTTGGCTACCAAGCTTTGGAAGTGATATGGGAAAACCAAAACGGCTTATTATTACCTGTTGCCGTGGTGGGTAAACCGCAGGAATGGTTTGTGTTTGACGAAGAAAACCGTTTAATGCTCCGCACCAAAGATAACCGCAACGGCGACCTTGTTCCAGAAAAGAAATTTTTACTCGCAACTCAACAAGCCGACTACATGAACCCATACGGTCGCGCAGACCTGGCGATGTGTTTTTGGGCGGCTACCTTCAAGAAAGGCGGCTTTAAATTCTGGCTCGAATTTATGGAAAAATACGGCTCGCCTTGGTTAGTCGGTAAACACCCTCGCCAAGCTCAGGTGCATGAAATTAATGAGCTATTGACCAGTATGGAAGAAATGCTTGGTACGGCGGTAGCAGCAATCCCCGAAGATAGCTCCATTTCTATGTTAGAAAGCGCAAGCAAAAGCGGGTCATCACAAGTGTTTGATGATTTTCTGCGTTACTGTAAGTCTGAAATTGCTATTGCGCTTTTAGGACAAAACCAAACAACCGAAGCGGAAGCCAACCGCGCCAGCGCCACGGCTGGCTTAGAAGTGACACTCGACATTCGCGATGACGACGCAAGCCTTGTGGAAGGAGTATTCAATCAATTATTGGCGTGGATTTGCGAGCTGAATTTCAGTGTGGAAACCTTGCCGACCTTTGATTTGTACGAACAGGAAAGCATTGACAAACTCCAAGCGGAACGTGACGGTTTACTGGTGGGCTTGGGCGTGCAGTTTACCGAAAAATACTTAATGCGCACCTATGGCTTTGAAGAAGGCGACATTGTGGTTCAGCCGACGGATAAAAGTGCGGTAAAAAATACCGCTGACTTTGCCGAGCCGATTCCGAAATCTATCATTGAAAACATTGGCGAGCAGTTAGAAGTAGAAGGTGAACCCTTTGTGGAAGAATGGCTACAAACCATCAAAGACCAACTTTCACAGGCGGAAAGCCTGGAAGACTTCCGTCATCAGCTCGACAGTTTAATTCCTGAATTGAGTTTCGCCGAATATGGCAAGGTGATGGCGTT